TAGAGTCTACTTCCTAGTTATGACAATAAAGAGTTCATCGACTCTTTGCTCGAGGCGTGTCAATTGATCTTTCATTGAACTACCGCCATTAGGCCTGAGTTCATTTAGCCATCCTCTGACTAGCCATCGAAGGCCGGCGAGAAGTCCGATTAGTGTGGTTGTGATTCCTGCTAAAAAACCAGCCCACTCAAGGGCTGTCATTACTCTTTACTACCGATACCGAAAGCAGGGTCGTCAGGATTTAAGGCTCTCAAAATTGGTGCTACCCAAGCCACTAAAAAGGCCTTCCAAATGTCATCGAAATTACCGGAAGGGTTAGTTACGTAAATTGTCAACAAACAGACAAACGCACTTCGTCCATAAGATTGGATTATTTCAATTGCTTTATTTTGCATTTTTGCCCCCTATTAGTGGTATATCAAAAAACTCTGAATTGCTGTCTTGGTTCTTTCGGAATGAAATATGAATGTGATGGTTGTGTGGGTTGTAACCTCGGTAAACTCTCCATTTGTAATTCAAGATTGGAGAAGCAATCTTTCCTAAATGGATTACATAAGATATACGTCCGTAACTTTTTGCATACTGTCGAATTTGATCTGCCAAATATGCTGAAGCCCCTTTGTCGTCAGAAAGGCGAGCGTCAACATCGATAGCCCTAACGACTCCGGTTTTACCGTCGGGTATGTGGTCGCTCTTACCTCGTAATTGGTGACGCAGATCAGCCGCCCACCCATCAGATTTCCGACTGCGATCTTGGTAACTGTCGTCGATCTGCTCACGCAGTTGAACCGCCGCTTTTGATAACCATGGTTTCATAATTTATTTAGACACAATCTCAGAGGATTGTGCTTAGCCTAATAGCAAGCGGGCTTCATCCTCGGTTATACCTAGGCGGGTTAGTAGGGTTTGGCGCTGGGCTGCTTTGGTAGCGGCTTCGGTTGCTTCTGTTGCATATCTTTCTTGATCTGCCTGATATTGAGCGAATTCTACATCGTTCATTTCTCTATCAATGACCTCATCGGTTTCGGCATTATGTATTCTAATCATTGGTTTAGTCATTATTTTACTCCGTAAATTAACATTGTTCCACCACTAAAAGTACCAGCGCCTATAATTTCAATACTGGTTATTGCACCACCAGCAAAATAACCGCCAGCATTGTTAATGCTATTTAATGAATCATCGCTTCTATAAAATTGACCATAAGCAAGAAATGGTCTTGTTATGTCGTTATTTGTGTTTGCGTAATCATTTATTTGAACTGAAAAACCATTAAAAGTTTCACCATTTGATAGTTGTCGTTCGGTTGGAACTAATACAAGTTCACCTCGTTCAACTCTTGCCACTGTTGCATTTACAACATAAGAATTTTGAGTGCTTGTTGCTGTACCATTTGGCCTAATTCTTAATGTTCCTGTGCTACTCATATTAACTCGTCTTACTAAAATAAATAGACTGTTATATGTTTGGTCAATACTTGATACAGTTGTTGATGACCCTGAAAGAGTTGTTGTTGATAGTAAAGTCATTCCACCACCTGATGCGGGGGCCGCCCATTTGAGGCCTGTTACTTCCGCCGAATCCGCTACAAGTGTGTGGCCGTTTGTGCCTACTGGCAATCTTGCGTCGGTTGTTGAGTAAGTATAAAGATCGCCCTTAGTTGTTAAAGGTGATGAGCCACCTGACTTAGTAACCCATGCTGAACCTGAGTACACCTGTATTACGTCGGTGTCCTTAAGATATGAGGTTTGACCCTCTTGAGGTGAAGTGATTGCGGCTGATCGTGCGGCGGCGTTTGCAAAAACAAGAACGCCCTGCATGAGGAACCCATTGGTATCGGCGGCACTCAAAACGTCACCGGTATTGAAAGTCTTAAATCCTAATCCTGCGGCCATTATATCTCCTTAATAGTGCCTAATTATATCCTAATAGGACAAAACATCCTCACCAATTACCCCATAAGTACTATTTCCTAAAATGAAACCGTCCACAATAGGTTCCATGGTGGTAAGGGTGGTCATCCATGAGGTCGGGGTTATGTCATGAGCGATACCCTGAACCTGAAGGTTTTTGGTGATGGTTGAACTGTCGGGTTGAATATTACTGATAAGTACATTATCAAAATAATCAAAGTCCAACATTGTGGCCGTTGGCACATTTGGGTCGTATAAATCAACGCTCATTTGGTCTATTCGTATTGAGGTACTTGATCTCGTTGCGACGTATATGCTTGCAATGTTTAATGCCTCGGCGTCGGTATCAACAATAAGTTCACTAACTGCTACGGAATGAGGAAAGTAGGTGGCAATCGAACCGGAATCAATTGCAGTTTGAGCCACGCCGCCAATTTTTGTAATGGTTGCGCTGTTCACAATTAGTTTATCATCTAGGGCAAACTTTAAGTCCTTGTAAGGTATGCCACCGGTTTGATTGAAATTGGTTGGGGTTGCCCCTGCGCTTGCAATAACTGAACTTCTATTTTTGAATATAATGTTACCTTCAGGGCTAATAAATAAAGCCCCCTGCTCGCTGAACTCTGCGTTTTGCATAGCACTAAGTGAGGTTCTTAAGGTAGCAGGGTCGGCAAGGGTTAACGTGTCTCCGGTCTCAATGCTACGCATTTGAGTAGGGAACGACACCGTATCCAAAATTTTATCAATTCGGGTTCCAGTATCTTGACCAGCCGCTTGACCTGTAACGGTTACGACTGAAGCCATATTAAACAACCTGAAGGCATCACTTGCCTTTATATCTACGTAAGCAACGTTTTCGGCTTGGTCGTAGGAATAGATATAGTCAGTCGTATATCCACTAAATAGATAGTAAGTTACCCCTCCAACGGTTGCCGAAATGCGTAATTTTCTTAATGGTTCTAATTGCCCGAAATACGGTGAGGTTACGTTTTGTGGGTTAAAGTCTGAATTCGGGTCATAGATTCTAACCGTACAAGTTCCGGCTTCGTATATGTCTCGGCTACTGTTTCTGCCTCGTCTGATACTTATTTGACGAGTTTGCGCAGTTAAGTTAACTACTAAGGCCGGTGCGTTAGACTCGGACAAGATATTAGTTCCAAGAATTCCGTTTACAGGGTCGTCGAGCGTGAAGGGTATGCCGAAGGTCGCCCCCGATTGGAAGTTTAGTGATACGTCTAAGGTTGCCGGTAATGTCATTACTGAAATGCGCCAATATTTCTGTTGACGGTGGTTTGCGAGCCTGACAAACCAGCCTCAATTAAAGCATTGCGAATATCTTGAACCAAATCACCGGTAGTAACGACGCTACCAGCCGGTGCAATGTTTATGTTTAAGTCCTTAAATGTGCTACGCATTGCAGTATCGGCGGCGAGGTAACTTTGCAATTGACTCTGAATATCCTGTTCAATAGTCGTCTCAGGAATCTTATTGGTAGTAGCAATTTTTTCTAACATCCTTTTATTAAAATCGTTTAACTTAGCAGTTGAGGATTCTATTTGGGCTTTAGCCGCCGCCAATGATGGGGTTGTGCCACCGGCTGAACTAACAATTGGGGCAGTAGTTGTAGTACTTAAAGGCTGTTGAAGTAGTTTATACATGTTTAAAATCTTGGCAATTAAGTTATCAACCTCAGTTCCAAATCCTTCAAATGGGTTCAAGGCTTTTGGTATTTTGGAAATGGCTGTTGCAAGGTCGGTAGTTTGTAACTGAGCAATTGCCAGTTGTTTTCCTAGTTTCTCGGCTTCGGTTGCGTTACCTTGAATTAAGGCTAATTGTAAACTAAGTCTAAGTTTTTCCTGCTCGGTAATTTTTCCTTGAAGTGCAGCAAAAATTTCAATTTGTTCAGTATCAAACATACTTCCAAATTTTTTAAGTTTTGCTTGATCTTTGAGTAATGCTTGTTCTTTCTTTATAGCGGCATTACGGGCAACGAGATTTTTCTTAGCGTCGTTCTGTAATCTCTTTTCCTCTTTTTGTAATGCGGTGTAATCAAACTTTTGGCTCATTGGGTCAAAAGGTTTATCAAAGTTTAATTTATATTGGAAAATAGGTGAATCGGGAGACAAGGTTAAGTTCTGAAGTCCAATTTTTGTAACTTGAATAAATCTAGACATCCCCTCAATGAGGCCGCTAATCTTGTTGGCGATAACATCTATACCACTTCCAATTTTCTCAGGGTCGCCAAATGCTTTGTCTAGTGCCACTACTAAAGAACCGCCAATTGTTTCAGCGGCGTCCGAGGCTTTTGCGCTTAAGACTGCTAATTTTCCTGCATAAGAATCAGCGGCTAGAGCGGCCTGACCATCAAACTTTTTAGACAAAAAGTCGGTTATTTGAGCCATATCCATGGTGGCTAATTCGGCTTTACTTAAACCAATTCCTAAACGACTTAGTGCAGTATTCTCTTTCAATACCGCTTTGCTTAATGCAACGGTAACGGACTGTAAATCTTTACCAGTTCCAGCGGATACATCTAAAGCGACACTTAATAACTTTTGGGCTTCCTTAGCGTCTAAGGTTGAGTTAACTAGTTGAGTAAAAGCCGGACGCAGTTGATCGTCAAGAATACCGGTGGTGTTTTGTAAGTTTTGAATAAATCCTGCGGTTTGCAAAACTGCATAAGATTGGCCTAAATTCTGTAATGTTTTAGATAATGCGCCGGCGGCTCTTTCATCATCGGCGAAAGCCCTTACTGCCTTTTTGCTAAAGTTTATGGTTTGAAAAACACCGAAAGCCAAGCCTAGGGCTTTGGCTGATTTGGTTAAAGTATTGAGCGACTTACTGGCCGCTTTTGCGCCTTTGTCCTTATAGGTGCTAACAATAGGAATTTCAATACCGGTGGCACTCATGCGGCTAGTCCAATCCTTCTCTTAATGCTTGAATTAAATGTTAAAATTGCTTTATCGATTGCTTTGAAGGTTGCCTTTGTGACCTTGCCTTGATCTCTTGCGAAAGCCGCATAAAGTAAACGTCCTTGGTTTTTCCTACCCCTGCCAATGCTTTCCAGTTTCGCTTCAGCGTTTACGGCTTGAACGAACTGGTATCCTGCAAAAGGATTGTTACTATTGTAATTCCTAGTTGAACGTCTTAAAATTTTGCCACCTGACTTATAGGTGCCTTCGTCGCCTTGAACGAAATTACTAGCGTACAAACTTTGCATTGGCGCACGACCATTAGGATTTTTACGTCCTGCGGTTTCATAGATTGCGCCGGCGGCTGATCTGTTTAACAATTTGTAAGCGTTAACGAATCCAGCCCTGTTTCTCCTTGAGCGACCTACTGAACTAGTTAAACCTTTTTTAATAACATTGGGATTGTATTTAGGAAATCCACGACTCTTTCCGGCACTCCTTGAAACAACTGTTTTGCCTTCGTCTTGCCAACCGCTTAGGTCTTGCAATTGATTTGGAACTTGTCTTTTTGCGTCTGCAATTACTACACGCATTGCGCTACGAATTTCCTTATTCATTTCCTTATAGAGATCAGGTGCAAACTTCTTTAAGGCTTTTTGAACCTCAACGAGCCCCTTTACCTCTACTGGCATTTTCCATCCTTTTTGAGTCCTCTTTTAACACGTTCATAGTTGCTAAAAGTAGTGATCTATCCATTTTCAAATACTCTGAATGAGGTATGCCAGTCCTAACTGCCAATAAAGCAATTAGATAAGTAAAGTCATACCTCGTTACCCATTTGGGGAGTCGGCGTCCATAATCTCTACCTTGGATAGAGTCTCTAGATACTTGTCCCCGAATGGTGGAACTGTATTACCTGCACGTCGTTCCGCTTCCCATGAAAGCCAATAGACGTCCGACTGCTTTTCCTCGTCTCTGAAACGCTTATGAAAACCAGTCTTAAAATTCTGTTCAAACGCATATTCGAGTGCAGGGGTTATATCAAATTCGGATACTTCCCCTGAAGCCTTTGACACTCTCAATTTAATCATTACTACTCCTTAGAATGTACCTGTTGTTGCAACGGCTACTGCACCGTTTACAGTCCATGTTACATCCTGAGTACCAAGATCGCCAACTCCGCCGTTAATGTCGGTAGTGTTATTGATAAGGCATGTCATTGTATAAAGTGGGTTAGTTGCTGAAACTGCGGTTCCTTTTTCCTGTAACAAAACTACAGTAACTGAAGTTCCCCAAGCGGCTTGCAATGTTGCAAGAACGTTGGCTGAAGCGGTGTCATTTAGGAAGGAAATTGCCACGCTTGAAGTCTCCAAGCCTTTGACAAATTTTTCACCGGTATCGCCCATGGCTGTCACCGATAATTCATTAAACGAACGGTTAAGTGTGACGCTAGTCACATGATCTGAAAGATCGACGGAATTAACCTTTACGCCGACCTTATTATTTAGAAATACAGCCATTGGTTATTCCTCATCTTTCTTTGAGACTGGTTTTGGCTTATCTGTTTTTGCTACTTGCCCGACTTTTTCAAGCCAAGCCTTGTCCTCGGAAGGAACATCTATAAAATCACTCATTTTTTAACTCCAACTTGTCATGATTGAGACGGACATATCACTTGTTAACATTTCGCCGGCAGCGTTTGAAAGTACTGTCGGTGCCGATATATTGCCAACACTTATTTTCAAGGTTGTTGAGGCGGCTAGTTTATTGAACACGCCTACAACCATATCCTCAATGCCAATTAAGTTTCCTTGATTATCTAGCATTGGAACGATCATTACTATTCTAAAATTTACTTTTGGTGCAACACTTGAGTAAATGTTATTGCTTGGTTCAATGTAAGGCTCATCCGGTTGAACAATTACTGAATTAGCAATGGGTGAGGCAGGTGGGTAAGAAAACACCTGCCAAACCCCAGCGTTCTCCAACGCCGTCGCAAGGGTTGACCTGAGAGTTGTAACGGCAACCGTCATCAGCCAACCAAACCGTTAGGGGAAAGGTGATTTGCTATGAGCCCTCTGATTCTTGCGAGTAAAGTATTTCCCATTCTATAGGGTGATGGTTGGAAGTCGGGTGAAATTCCACCGGACGCAGTTTGTTGTCTGCTCTGCCAAATGTCAACCGCAATCATGGCGGTACCTTGACGAATTTCAGGGACTGTTGCGTAATCTGTCCCATGAAAAGAACCTGTTATTACTCCGTAAGGTTGTACTAAATGTTTATTTTGGTCTGCGCCCGAGGCTTTTACATATTGTAAAGATAGTGGGGTGGTCGCTGTAATTGTGTAAGTTCCGTTAAAAACTGCACCGCTTTCGGTTATGGCAACAGATTGACCCGTTACGAACCCATGAGGTTGAACTGTTACTATTGTTGCTGTTAAACTTTTTAATTCTGTTGAATAAACATAAGCCTTATTAAACCATAGAAAACCTTTAACTATATTTTCGGCAGCCTGAGCCACTTCCTCAACTACTGAATCTGAATATAAAGTTCCAATTCCAAGTAATGTCCGAAGTTCGGCTTGCGTAACGTAGGTAGCCGGCAAAGTATTGTCCTTTCTTAAAGTAAAGGGGCAAAGGCTTCCAATGCCCCTTTACAGGTTATCCCTAGTGAGGAAAGTTTATGCAACCATCCAGCGGTAAGCACCTGCGCCTACCTTGGTAGCAATTGCACCATAACCATAATATGCAACGTCAATTTGACCGCTTGCAATTACGTTGGTCTCAAGACGATACTTGGTTGACTCGTACCATGTATAAGAATCAGGGTTAATAACGATCATTGTGTTGTCGCCTGTTCCTGAACCGTCGGTTAATGCGGTTGATACACGAAGGTTCAAACCACCGATATTGCCTCGGATATTTGTAGGAGTC